CTGTGCACTATAGAAGATGCAGGCAATACTATAGCAGTGCTCGTTGTTCCTCTTAGTTCCACATCGTGTAACGACATGGAAACTGTGAGATCACAATTTGCTGTGCTTGGTGCTTCACCTGCATACCGAAGTGGAGTCATCGACCGTATATGGAGCACACCAGTTTCACCACCGAGGTGACCATTAGCTGTGTACCCCATGCGTTTTGTACCATCAACCATATCAATATACTCAGATCTGAAGACAAATGGAACGATCAATTCAGCTTTACTAACCTCTGCAGAAACATAAGTGCACAATGATTGTGACGCTAAAACATTATCTATTGGACCACCGACAGCGTCAGTGTCCCAATCATCGTAACCATATTGTGAATATACTACTGGCGGTACGAAATTTACTGCAAGCATTAATTTTGTGTAGAACCTCGGAGTCACATTGAAGAAAAAATGTAGTTTAACTGTCCCACGAATATATCGATAATGTTGTAGTTTGCTCCGTATGCTGGGCTGCTTAAGGAACTCTGTCCAGAAGTTCACCTTCTGGAAAACTGTGGCTCCAACAGCAACAGACACAGTATGGAGTTCAAAAGGTCTCTCCAAGAATTTCCCAAGATCAACATTCTCTGCACCACGCGCTGAATCAACACCTGTGCGGGTTGCAACCCTGGACTCTGATATAAGCGGTGCACCGGATTGCATGGTCTGGTCGACAACATCTATAGCATCAACCTCACCTGCTGCAACAGTTGCATCAGCTGAAGCTGGATCAACTGATACAACCCGAGAGCCGTATATATTGTCCACGTTTGATAAGATATTACCAGTTGTCCCAGCACAATATCTGAGTTTCCAAGCAGTGACAAAATCTTCATACTTCCAATTCCGTACGGGTGTTTTGTCGAAATTGCCTGTTGGTTCGGCTTCCAATACATCTTTCAACCTCTGCCATTCTTTCTGTCCATGAAATGACATTTCAATAAGTGCGCGTGTCATATGTTCAACTAAAAGTTCATCCATGCTCAAGCTCTTCGACTGCACACCAATGTGTAGTGGTTTGATGATACTACTGATATCGAGTGGTCCCACGACTGAATTATGTTCTCTAGAGTACTTAAACCCTCTCTTAAGAAACGTGACGTCATCCATTGAATCCCATCTTGTCTCCACTTCACTCTTATCAGGACCTGTCAACACCATGCCATATTTTTCACAGTACTGACCAAGTGCCACTCTGTTGAATTTTTGGTATGGAAATTTCACCTTATCAAAGTTGTCGTCACCAAAAGTTATCATTGACACAGCATCACGAAAATCCTTAACACCAGGATACAACTCGTGGAAGCAACACCTTTGTATCAATGACAACACCTGACCATCGATCACCGAGGTACCGATAATGCCGGATATCATGCGGTTATACATAACAATCAGTTCACCGTCTATGATAGTAGGGGTAGCTAACATCCAATTGCTCAAAGAATGCATCGCTCGAATATCATCTGAAGTGTACCCCATAGCAATGGCAATATCGATGTTGCCCAACAAAACGGTCATGAGCATGAAAGACGCAATACGCATATCAAATGATCCGGAGTCAGTAGCAAACACCCCATCAAAGAAACCGGGTTTCATGTGCTTGTATAACTTATCCCATTCGGGTGAGTAGGGATTAATGCCGACTGCACTCTCGCTCAAATCTGTGTTGCGCAGTACATAGTCAAAGACAGGGCAGAAATATTTCTTAG